TACTCCAGACAGGAAAACTTTAACTTTCCAGGCGCATCCATCCGGTTCGTCGTGAACTCGATCTCTCTGGCAACCTCTATGTATTCCATGATCGTTATCAGGTCTGAACCATCGGGAGCTTTTCCTTTTATTTGGACCTGCAATGATCTCTCCATCTTTCATCACCCCGTAATCTGCAGCTGGCTTTCCTGTACCCATCCATAGGATCCGACGTGGACCGGATACGGGTTCCCGGAAACGATCCGAGTCACCGTAGTGCTCAGGTTGTTGGCCGTTCCATGAGGTCTCCCGCCGTAGATGTCATAGCAGTATTCCCCGTTTACGATCACCGCGGCACCGACACGAAGAACCGGGGATTCAACCGCCCTCGGAGTCTCTGTGGATGCCTCGGCGCTTGCCTGCCCTGTGGCAGGAGTCTTTAATATCGAGACGATCTTCGGTGCATAGGAGCGATACTCCTGTAATTCCAGGCTGTAATAGATATCTTTGGGTTCCCCGCCCTTATCCTTCGTCTCAAAGTTTGAAACAATGCATTTCATATTGGTGTCGGATCCACCGGACCTTGTGATGATCAGACGGCAGATCTGCTTTTTCTTCAATGCTTTTTCGAAATATTTCAGATAATAGGATGGAGATTTTGCCCCACCGTTTACATACACGGCCTGGCGATCTCCCGGGAAAAAGGATTCCCAGGATACCTCTTTTAAAGAAGGCTTCCTGGGAACCACGATCTCACCCACACCGATGACGTCATACGTTTTATGGTCTGTCGGATTTTTTATTTCAATCTCTTCCGGGTTTACCGGGAGCTTTACCTTCTTTCCGGCAAATGCCAGATAAATCGAACATCCGATTTTTAATTTTGCCATGAACACACTCCTTTCATCATCCGTGCGATACCGATGTCTGGGAGTTCATCTGCTCGATGAGCATCTTCCGGATATAATCCGTGACATCATCGGCTGTCAGGTTTCCACCCGCTGATTCCGGAATCGACACATTGATTTCCGGTGCCAGAGTCTTCAGCTCGATCTTATTCATATACCGTCGTTCCGCAAGATCCCGATAGATTTTCAGATCTTCATCTGACAATTTGATATCATCCACCTTGCCGACTTTTCCAACCTTCGCGACCTTATCGATATTGTTTCCGCCGGAAAGGTCCAGGTCGTTGAAGCTTCCCGCGAGTTTTCCAATATCAAGATCCAGATTGTCCAGTTTGGAACCGAGATTTGCCCCGTAGTTTCCCCATTCTGACGCTGTAGCACCGATATCAAGGTTTGCCATCCGCTTTATCTGGATTGCATTCTCTCCAAAGGTATCGTCTACCCAGCCAGATAGTTTTCCGCGGAAGCCACTCACAGCCCCCTGAAGATGAGAACCTGTCAGTGCATCGATCGCACCTGCCGCAGTTTCTACCATACTGAGGATTGTATCCAATGCATTCGAAAACAGATGTGCAATAGCAGCAACCGGATCGTTAAATACATTCGCGAAGAACTCTGCAAACGAAGCGATCACATTCCAGAGTGTGGCAAATACATTGTAGCCAACTGCGTAGGTCATTCCGAAGACCTGTCCGACCCAGCCGCCGACTTCCTGCATCCCGATTCCAAACTGCTGTGCTGCGATCAATGCTCCCGCAAACAATGCCACCAGGAGCAGAATCGGCCAGTTCGCGACCGCCCACGAAGCCATGTGAATTCCTGCCGCTGCTGCACTTCCAAGCGCTGCCTGGACCGCCTGTGCCTTCACAAGCAGGAATCCCAGCCCCACGGCCGCCAGGATCGGAAGGATCATATCCATGTTGTCGGCAACAAAAAGTGCCGCCGATCCGATCCCTGACAGGGCATCCGTTCCGACTTGAGCCATCACGGACAGCAGCGAGATCGCTTCACCGAGGACCTCCTGTCCCTGATCTGTCTGAATAAAATCATTCCAGGACTGTGCCATCTGCTTTACTTCTGCGCCTGCGTCATCGCATCCGACAACGTCATCGGGATCGATTCAAACTTCTGGTTCGTCTGATCCGCCATATCAAGCAGCGCATTCTTTACAACCTGAGCTGTGACTTTTCCGTCCTCCGCATACTGCTTGATGGATCCGGACGCCCATCCCATACTCTCCTCGATGGTCCTGGCGATTCCCGGAGCCGCCGCCAGAATGGAGTTTAAGTCCTGACCTCGCAGGACACCAGCCGCCATCGCCTGGGTAAGCTGCACCATCGCATTGCTCTGTTCCTGAGCCGACGCACCGCCGATCTTGAACTGCTTATTCACCTGCTCCGTGAATGCGATCAGCTCCTGGTTCGAAGAGAATGCATTTCCGGCATTCAGCCCCATATTTCCGACTGCGTCTGCCGTATCGGAATAAGCCGCTTTGGAGCGCAGTGCCGACTGATAGATCATCTCACTCAGTTCATTCGTTGTCTGAAAGCCGTCGTTCATGAGGTTTAAGCGAGCGTTGATCTGAGCCTGGGTGTCAGAGAAATCCAGGAAACTACGGACCAGTGTTGTCACACCGGCGGCCGCGGCAATCCTCTTGATCGTACTCAGGAGTTTGCTCGCTTGGTCATTTGTCTTCTGTGTCTCTCGTCCCAGACGTGACTGGTTTTCGATCGTATCGATCAATGCGGAATTGCCTTCCTTGATTGCTGCTGTCATCTGGTCAAAACCTTTTCCACTAATACTGTTGGCCGTGTCTCCCAATGCCTGAAGGGCAGCTCCCTGTTCCTGGATTTTTCCGCTGAGTTCCGTGATCTTCTGATCCAGGGTATTAAAACCGGCTGCCGCGATCGTATTGGCAGACTGCCCCATCATATTGATGGAGTTGTTGATCCTTTCAGTTGCTCCCACTGCTGACTCACCAAGCGTTAAGAACCGGGTGAATGCAGCCGTAAATTCATCCGTCAAAACAAGATTTTCCTGTATTTTACCCATTCACATCGCCTCCTCACTTGTTTTTCATCTCTTTCGACAACCGGTCCATCATTGTAAACATAAGAATCTTTTCCCTCAATGGCCGTTTCTCAAAGTCTTCCGGGAAGATTCCAAGGGAGACAAAAGCAAAATAGCTTGTTTCTGTCTCCCAGTCTCCTCCCTCTAAAAGTTTTTTGCGGCATTCTTCAGCTCGCTTGCCATCTTGACATCGTTGATCTCAGAAACCGCATCCATGACAAGATTCTTTTCCCCGATCGTGAACATGAGACCCGGCACCTCTGTCGGGTCCATGACACCATAGAAACTGCAAAGCTCTGCATCCTTGAGATTCGGTGTCTCCATGCAGGTCACGATCATCTCATTTATATAAGTCGCATTGTTAAAAACACCTTTTACAGTGTTTCTTTTTACGATCCCATCGTTTTCTTCGGTGTGATCGCTTTTACAACAAACGGGATCTTCTCCCCTTTTTCATCCTTAAAGTTTTCCAGATAAAACTCTTTCGTCTTTCCGGCCGGAACCGGTCTTAAGTATGCTCCTAAATTTCCCATAAACTTGTCCTCCTTATTTACCTAACTGAGACGGCTGGCTGTTAAACGATTTCAGTACCTCGAAATCGCTGAACGTGAACTCGATATCAATCTGAAGACTCTCCGCAGAATCATCCAGGACCGCGATCGGGATCTTCTTTAAGATGACGTTATAGAGCACAACGGTCTGGGTACCCAACGAAGAGGATGGATCATCGTTCGTGATCTGGAAGTTGATCGTTGGGAACTTTCCGGTACGCTTAAACTCCGATAACAAAGTTAAAAACGTCGGGGTTCCGTAATAGATCGTAGCTGATCCGGAATACTTTAATCCTTTGACCTTTTCCTGTTCTGTCAGCGCTCCGACAACCTTAAACTCGCCCGTCTGGATCTCAGCGCTGGAGTTAAATTTCTTCAGTCCAAACAGAAGCTCATTGCTTCCATTGATCACAGTAAACGCTTTTCCGGCCGCGCCGCGGTAGGAATCCTGTGCGAGTAAATATCCTTCGTTGATTGCCATATCTTACACCTCCTTACTCATTGTCCGAATTAACAGACACATTTACTGTCATGTAGATCTTCTCAATGCTGTCCACCGGCTGGATCGCAACGTTTACAACAACGGCATCGAT